TTGCGAACTGGAAAGGTGGCGCAATGTGCCGAGTTGATAATACTGAATCGGCTATAAGAGCATTAGGAATTTGTCAAAAGGTATTGTAAAATTAGACAAAGGAGATTTTATGGAAAACTGCGCCTTATTCGCTGCGACTTTACTACATTCGGCAACGAATACGCACTTTTTTCATTGGTCTACCGATAGTTATTCAAAACATAAGGCTTTATCCAAATTTTATGACGAAGTGGTGGATTTGACTGACCAGTTCGTAGAATCATACATGGGCAAATACGGCAAAATTACCAGTTTTCCTAGCGTTTACCACCAACCCAAAGACCCAGTTAAATACCTACAATCTTTGATGGCGTTTGTAAAAGATGCCCGCCAAGATTTGCCGCAAGATTCTGAACTTCAGAACTTGGTCGATGAAATTGCCGACTTAATCAATACCACGACTTATAAGCTCGTAAACCTCAAATAAGGAATAATCATGCCAATGGACAAATCAGGCTCGGCTCAGAGCGTAGGTAAAAATTATAAAACAGAACGGGCTGCGGGTAAAAGTAAAGCTCAAAGCATTGCTATTGCTTTAAGTGAAGAAAGAACTCATGCTAAAGGTAGCCGTAAAGCCAAATTAGAAGAACAATATTCTAAATATGTAGAGGCAAACGCATAATGTTTAAAAAAGAAAAGATTAAGCCTGAGAACTCTTTGTTGCAACCGCACAAAGAAACCACGCTAGAAAAGAACCAACGGCTAAGAATTGAACGCAGAATTAAAATTGCCGAATACTTTAATAAGACTGTCAAAGATAGGTTCTAAATGCCGACTTTGGCCGATGTCTTACGAAACTACACTCCGCCAACGAGTTCAGTCCTTGCCGACCCCATAAAACAGCATTTCCGCACTTTACCGCAACAATTAGTAGCAAACCAACAAGCCTTAGACAAAACCATGTCAGGCGTAATGAAAACAGATTTATTGGGCAGACCTAACCCCAATTATTACCCTGAAGCTATGACTGAGTTTTCTCAAATGATGCCTAATTTTATGGGTGCAACTGCTTGGCATGGCACACCGCACACCATTAAAGGCAAGTTTGACATAAGCAAAGTAGGAACTGGCGAAGGCGCACAAGTATATGGTCATGGTATGTATTTTGCTGAAAATCCTAAAGTTGCTGGTTCTTATCAAGAAAGTGTAAAAAATCGTGAAGGAATTAAAGCTCTTCAAGACCAAATTCTTGATTTAAGGTCAAAACAAAAATTAGCAACAACAAGAGAAGAAGCAGATAAGTTATTAAACGCACAAGATACGCTTATACAGCAAAGAAATGCTATTGAAAATCATCCTGGAAATTTATATAAAGTGGATATTCCTGATGAATATATCCCAACTATGTTGGAATGGGATAAATCAATGGGTGAACAATCGCCATTTGTGCAAAAAGCAGTTAATTCTCTTAAAAAACAAGTTACCCCACAAATGATGGATGAATTAGGCGGTGATTTAAGTGTTTTGTTTGGTAAAGATGTAACACCTGCTCAATTCCTTAATACATGGGAAATAATTCATCCAGAAAGCAAAATTGGAATAGGCGAAGAATTGCTTAATAAAGCTGGAGTTAAAGGCGTTAAATATTTAGATAACTTTAGTCGTGATTTTCGTATGCTTACACCTGAAGAAAGCACTTCAGGCAAATATGTAGTAGGAAAATGGCCTGGTAACGAAGAACAAAAATATTTTGATAATGCCAAAGAAGCGGAAGATTACTTTAAACAAAATCAAACACGAAATTTTGTAGTATTTGACCCTTCTGAAGTCAAGATTTTAGAACAAAATGGTAAACCATTAACCCGCAAAGAAATATTAGAGCAAGAAATAAAAAAGGTAGTAGAATAAACCCTAACTTAATCAATCACTTGAGGAAGTATGGAATCTAAAACAGAAGAAGTTAGAAAAGGTAAGCCTAAAGGGCTTCCTAAAACGGGTGGAAGGCAAGTAGGGTCACCTAATAAGGTCACTATTGAGGTTAAACAAGCTATTGCTGCCTTTACCTCTAACAACTCAGAAAAGCTCGATAAATGGCTAAATGAGGTCGATGACCCCGCCAAGCGATTAGACCTTTATTTTAAAGCCTTAGAATACACAATGCCTAAACTAGCAAGGACTGAAGTATCAGGCGATGCTGATGCCCCTGTTAAACATATCCACGAACACAAGTTCTTAGATTGAAAGAGGTAAAGCATTTATACGAATACCCCTATAAAGCAAGGGAAGTGTTCAAAGACTTTCATAAACGCCAAGAACGCTGGGCTGTATTGGTTTGTCACAGACGCGCAGGGAAAACGGTGGCTACAATCGCAGACGCTATTCGTAGGGCAATATTAGAAAATAAACCTGATGGCAGATACGCTTACATAGCCCCTTATTATGCACAGGCTAAAAATATTGCTTGGGATTACTTGCTTAGGTATGCCCAACCCGCCATAACTAAAGCCAATCAATCTGAATTATGGATAGAATTAGTCAATGGGGCTAGGATTCGCCTATTTGGTGCAGATAATCCTGACGCTTTGCGAGGTCTTTACTTAGATGGGGTTTGTTTAGACGAATACGCAGATATGAAACCAAGACTGTGGGGCGAGATTGTGCGCCCTTTACTGGCTGACCGCAAAGGATGGGCTACCTTTATTGGAACTCCTAAAGGACATAACGCCTTTTATGACATCTACCAAGAGGCTAATAGGTCACCTAATTGGTATGTCAAGACTTTAAGGGCTGATGAAAGCGATTTGCTAGACCCTGACGAGTTAGCAGACGCTAGACGCTCTATGACCCCTGACCAATACGAACAAGAGTTCTTATGCTCGTTTGAAGCGGCTATTCTTGGTGCTTATTACGGACAAGAGATGCGAGTTATTACTGACTCTAACCGAATTACTGAAGTGGAATATGACCCTATGTTCCCAGTACATACGGCATGGGATTTAGGATACTCAGACGATACGGCTATTTGGTGGTATCAAGTCATTCATGGCGAGATTAGAGTCCTTGAATACCATAGTTCTAACGGCCAACCTATACACTATTACACAGGACTAATTGAGTCTAAAAATTATGAATATGGATACCATCACCTACCTCACGATGCACGGGCAAAAACACTAGCAAGTGGTGGCAAGTCAATTATTGAACAAATTTCTACAAAAATTGACATAAAATCGCTTAAAATAGTACCTAATCTATCATTACAAGACGGAATACAAGCAACTCGTCTTGCACTAATGAGAGCGTGGTTTGATTATAAATGCGAGGAAGGCATCGAATGTTTAAGGCAATATCAGCGTGAATACGATGAAGATAAGAAAGTCTTTCGAGATAAACCTCGGCATGATTGGACTTCACATGGAGCTGATGCTTTTCGGATGTTGGCTGTGGCTTGGAAAGAAGAAGAAAAGCCTGCAATTAAAGATGACCGCATTACTGGACTCACTATTGGAGAAAACGAAGTAACCTTAAACGAATTATGGAAACAAACCCCCCAAACAATCACTAGGAGAATTTAATATGCCAGCAGTCGCAGCCGATTATGGATTTTTTTACGAAACAGTCGCAGCATCCCAAACCGCCCAAGTATTAGGCGTAACTGGAGCTGCTGGTGACTATTTACACCGAGTCACTATTACAGTAACCGCTACAGCAACAAGCACGGTTGCTTTATTAGATGGTGCAACTTCTTATAGTTTATTAGCGGCAACTACTCCAGTAGGTATTTATTCTGTTGAAATTAACGCTAAATCCGTTAGTGGCGCATGGAAAATCACAACGGGCGCAGGGGCAACTGTTCTTGCTGTAGGCGCATTTACCTAGGAATAAAACATGAAAGAAACGACATACGAACATTGGTATAAGACCATAGCCGCCTATGATAAAGCGTTTAAAGAATGGGATTACAGGGCAGAACGCATCTTAAAGCGGTATCGAGATGACAGTCGTACTCGTAATAACCCAAATGCTCGGTTTAATATCCTATGGTCGAATGTTCAAACAATTTTGCCTGCTGTATTCGCTCGATTACCAAGACCTGATGTAAGCCGCAGATTTAGAGATAACGACCCTATTGCTCGAGTCGCATCCATGATGTTAGAACGGGCTTTGGAGTTTGAGATTGAACACTATGGTGACTATAAGTCGGCAATGAATCAAGCAGTTCTAGACCGCTTGTTAGGGGGTCGAGGTACGGCTTGGGTGCGTTACGAACCGCATATTGTAGGAGAAGAAGAAGGAGAACCTGACGATGGTTACCAAGTTACAGAGGACTCGGATGAGGCAGAAACAGCAGAGGCTACTGAGGTTGAAAGCCAAGAGCGTATTGAATATGAATGTTCTCCTGTGGATTATGTGCATTGGCGGGACTTTGGACATACTGTTGCTCGTACTTGGGAAGAAGTAACTGCGGTATGGCGTAAAGTCTATATGGGCAGGGATGCTCTGGTTGAGCGTTTTGGTGAAGAATTAGGGTACGAGATTCCATTAGATACTAAGCCTGAAACATCTAAGCAGTACAACGAAAAGATGGGCGAGGGTGCGTTTGAAGCCTGTATCCATGAGATTTGGGATAAAACAACAGGGAAAGTCTATTGGGTTAGCAAGTCTTTAGGGAAAATCGTTGATGAACGAGATGACCCATTACAACTTGAGAACTTTTGGCCATGCCCTAAGCCTTTGTACGCTACGATTACCACCGACAAGTTAGAGCCAATTCCTGACTTTACCCTTTATCAAGACCAAGCCAAGCAGTTAGACACATTAGCAGACCGCATTGATGGCTTTATTAACGCTTTGAAGGTCAGAGGCGTTTACGATGCTTCCGAGCCTAGCCTTGCAAGATTATTCTCTGAAGGTGAAAACAATACTTTAATTCCTGTTAAGAACTGGGCGGCATTTGCTGAAAAACAGGGTATGCAAGGGGCTATTAACCTTGTAGACATTACCCCAATTGCTAACGCTTTAAATATGTCGTATCAAGCGATGGAGCAAGTTAAGAACCAAATCTATGAAATCATGGGTATTGCTGACATTCAAAGGGGACAGACTGACCCTAATGAAACCCTTGGCGCACAGATTATTAAGTCTAATAACGCTTCAGGCCGTTTAAAAACGATGCAACACGCAGTCGTTGACTTTGCTACTGATTTACTAAGAATTAAGGCTCAGATTATTTGTAACCACTATACCGATGACACGATTCTAAAGATTAGTGGTGCAATGCAACTTAGCCCGCAAGACCAACAACTCATTCCCCAAGCCTTACAGTTACTCAAAGACGAACCCGCTAAGAACTTCCGTATCGAAGTTACTAGCGATTCCATGATTTATCAAGACGAACAACAAGAAAAACAGGACAGAATCGAGTTTTTAGGTGCAGTCAGTAGTTTTATGAATACCGCACTTCCTGTTGCTATGCAAGCCCCTGAACTAACCCCATTATTGATGGAAATGCTTAAGTTTGGCGTAACGGCATTTAAAGCAGGCAAGGGCATGGAAGGATTGATTGATGAAACTGCCGATACTTTTAGAAATCAGGCTAAAGCGATGGAAGGCAAGCCTAAACCACCGACTCCTGAAGTTCAGAAAATGCAGATGCAAATGCAGATTGAGCAAGCCAAGATGCAAGCCACACAGCAATCTGACGCTCAAAAGGCTCAAGCAGAAGCACAGAAGATGCAAATGCAGTCGCAACTTGAACAACAAAAGATGGCTGCTCAGATTGAACTTGAAAAAGCTAAACAAGAGTACCAAGCACAAGAAAATCAATTGAAGTTCCAGTTAGAAGAACAAAGAAACGCCCAAGACCGAGAGATGGAAATGAAGTTAGCGCAAATGAAGATGATGACCGAGCGCAATACTCAACTTCTATTGGCTTATGTCAATAACGGGGCTAAGGTCGAAGTCGCAAGAATTAGCGCCCAACAAGACGATGGTTCAGAAGCCTTTGCTGAATACCAAAATGATGCTGATTTCTTACAAGCCCAAGCCCATCCAATGCAACCCGTAGCCGATGCTATTGCCCAAAGTAACGGACAAATGACTGCTACACTATCGGCTATGCTTGAAAAGTTAAGTCAACCTAAACAAGTAGTCAGGGATGAAAACGGCAAAATTATTGGGGTACATTAATGGCTATAACAGTTAAACACAGTAAAGTTAGCACAATTCCTGATGATGCAGATACTAGTTTAGTACGCCCTAGTGATTGGAACGCTGACCATACTCTTACTGGCACAGTTCCTGTAGCCAATGGTGGAACAGGTGCTTCTACTGCCGCAGATGGTTTAAATAATCTGCTTCCTAGTCAAACAGGAAACAATGGAAAAGTCTTAGCAACGGATGGAACTAACGCTACTTGGACTACTAATGGTTCAGGTGATGTTGTTGGGCCATCAAGTGCTACCGACAATGCCGTAGCTAGGTTTGACACAACAACTGGCAAGCTAATTCAAAACTCAGGTGTCACTATTGATGATAATAGCAATATTACTGCCAATGCTTTAGACGATGGATATTTAAATACTGCCGCATCAGGAACGCTAATAACTTTAACTTCTGCTTCTGTACGCAGATACACCATTACTGGTTCAGGCGGTCAAACCATTAAATTGCCCGATGCAACCACTTTAGTAAATGGAACAGTCTTTCAATTTGATAACAACCAAAGTAGTGGTGCAATTACTGTTAATAACAACTCTAATACTTTAGTTGTTTCTGTACCTAGTGGTGGATTTGTTTTAGTCAATTTATTGTCTAATGCAACTGCGGCTGGCTCATGGGATAGACACGACCAAGCACCAGCTAATGTAAGTTGGTCTACTAATACTTTTGATTACGCTGGTTCAATTACTTCAGCTACTTGGAATGGTAATACTGTTGCAGTAAACAGGGGTGGTACAGGAGTAACAACTTCAACTGGTAGTGGTTCAAATGTATTAAATACTAGCCCTACGCTAACTACTCCTACAATTTCAGGCGGCACAATTGATAACACAGTCATTGGTGGTACTACTCCAGCGGCTGGTACATTTACAACTTTAGGCTCTACTGGTACAGCAACATTAGCTAGTGGTTCTACTACTTATGTAACCATTACTGGTGATGCAAGTTACCCAATGGTAAAAGCTACTGGTGGTACAAATACCCCATTAGTACTATCCCCATTAGGAACAGGCGCATTACAAGCACAAAAGACTGACTCTACAGCAACAGGCGGTAACGCTAGAGGTGCTAATGCGGTTGATTGGCAGACAAACAGAAGTGCGGCTACTTATGTAGCTTCGGGTTCTAATTCTGTCATTGCTGGCGGTGTAACCAATGTGGCATCAGGCGGGCAAAGCGTTGTATCGGGTGGCGGCGGTAATTCATCAACTGGTGCTTATACAACAGTTGCTGGTGGTCAAAATAATACTTCTTTGGGTCAATATTCACCTATTGGTGGCGGGTATCAAAATACTGTTTCAGGTTATTTTAACTTTGTAGGTGGTGGCTCTTTAAATTCAGCAACAGCCAGCGCAGCAGTAACCACTAATACAACTACTATTGCTTTAAGTGCAGCAAGTACTGTTTATTTAAGCTCTACCAATGCCAACATTAAAATTGGTCAGATGATTACTGGTACTGGGGTTACTTTTCCCAATACTTACGCAACATCTACAGTAACTACTGGTACTGCCGCAGTAATGAATACAAGTACCATTTCAGGCACGACTCTTACTGTAGGCTCTCTAGCATCAGGCACAATCATTGCTGGTATGGTTCTTACTGGTACTGGAGTAACTGCTGGTACTTATATTGTTAGTGGTTCAGCTTCTACTTGGACAGTTTCTACATCACAGACTGTATCCTCTACAACGATTACTGGCACAGCTTATACATTCACAATCAGCCAAAACGCAACGACTGCTGCTGGTGTAACTTTATCTTTCTATACTCCGCATGGAGTAGTAGTCGGTGGTGGTAATAACCAAGCAACAGGCTCTTACTCGTTTATTGGTGGCGGTGGCGATGCAGGAACAGCGGCTAACCGAAATGTGGCTAGTGGTGATTGGTCTACTGTAGGTGGTGGTTTTTCAAGCCAAGCAACTGGATTAGGTTCAGTAGTTGTAGGCGGTGGTATTTTTGCTTCAGGAAATACTGCGGCTAATATTGCTGGTGGTATAGGTGCTGTAGTTATTGGTGGCGCTGGAAATCAAGCACTAGCAGATAGGTCATCGGTTATTGGTGGTTATGGCAATCAAATAGGTTCAGCAAGTGGAAATACTGGGGCGGCTATTATTGGCGGTTTTGGAAACGTAGCTTCAGGTACTTATGCAACTTTTTTAAATGGCTATCAATCAACTACTAGAGGCATTAACTTTAATATGTCTTATGCTGGTAGGTCAGGTTTATCTACAAGTGGAAATGCTCAATCATCGTTTTTAGTGCTTGCAAAAGCAACTACAGACGCAACTGCTACAGTTCTTACAAGCGACACATCAGCCGCATCCACAACAAACCAAGTAATCCTACCTAATAACTCGGCATACGCTTTTACTGCCAATGTGATTTCTACTGCTCAATTTAACTTAGCCACTACAGCTACAGCAGGTTCGGCAGGAACAGCAACGATTACCTTTGCAGCGCAAACTGTAGCACCATTTATTGTAGGTCAGACTATCGTAGTCGCTGGTGTAACTCCTGCTGGCTATAACGGCACATATACAGTAACGGCTTGTACAACTACCACAGTTCAGTACGCTAACGCTACAACAGGCGCACAAACAGTCGCAGGGACAGTAGCAGCTACTTCTTTGACTAAAGCATGGAAGTTAGAAGGTTGCATTATGAGAACTTCTGCCGCAGCAGGAACACGCTTGGTAGGTTCAGTAACTTCTACAGTTATAGCAACTGATACAGGCACAGCAGCATGGACAGCAGTAGCAGCAGCAGACACGACTAATGGTGGACTAAAGATTACCTTTACTGGTGCAGCAGCAACGACTATCAGAACTGTGGCACAAGTACGAACTACAGAAGTAACTTACTAAGGAGCATTAAAATGGCATTAAAACTATCATTACCCCAAACCCAATTCGGTGTTCCTGCACCACAGGCATACGCTCGAATCACAAACTTTTATGGCACTAAAGACCAAATTCAAGTCCAAGTAGCTATTTACTTTAACGAAGATGCTCGTAATGGCAATATGGCTACTGTTAAAGACAACGCACACTATATTGGTGTTGCCGACCTTCCTAAAGATACGGATATTATTCCCGCCATTTATGAAGTCTTAAAGACTTTTGCTGAGTATCAGGGTGCTGAGGACTGCTAGTGTTTCAAACGGCTTTTCAGTCTAATGCGTTTCAAAACAATGCTTTTCAGATTGCGTCACTCATATCTGATACGCATGACGGGTTCACGCCCGAAGAAATCAAAAGGGCTAAAAGACTAGACAAAAAGATAAGGGAAAGAGAACTTGCTCTTATCAAGGCAAAACGAGCCGATGATGAAGCCCGTAAGCAAAGTTTTAGAGATTTAATTGACCCTAAAAAAGTCGTACAAAAGCAAGAAAATAAATTACAATCAATTCAAGAGGTTAAAGCTGATAAACCGTCAGTCGATACACAAGAATTAGAACGGTCTATACGCTACCTTGAGAATCAAAGAGAAAACTTAGTCAAGGCAGTAGCTCATAGGCAAGAAGCATTACGGTTAAGAACCGAATACCTCATCCTAGAAGCCAAACGCTTGGCCGAACTAGACGATGAGGAAACGATATTACTACTAATGTAAACCCCCACGCCCAATATAAATTGGCGTATGAACACCTACACGCTGGGCGTTACGAACAAGGTTTTAGGCTATTTGAGTATCGGTGGCATCCTGAAATTATGGCTCAACAAGCCACGCCTTATGCCCCTGCTTTAAAAATGCCAGTATGGCGAGGTGAGTCTTTATTAGGGAAAACCATTACTGTTCAGATGGAACAAGGTTTTGGTGACATTTTGATGTTTGCTCGATTCCTACCTGCTTTAAAGGCTTTAGGGGCTAAAAAAGTCGTAGTCCTACAAGAAGGTACATTGCACTACCTTTTAGGGCAAATAGAGGCTGTAGATGTGTTTAGTAACGGTTTAGAGGGGATAGTAAACGAATCTGATTACTGGATTGGGTCTATATCCTTGCCTTATTACATTTCTTTAGCCCATCCCCTTGTAAAAGCGATGTTTCCTATAACGACTAAGAAAATCGTAGCTTCTGAAGGCTATTTACACGCTCAACCTAGTAATATTTCCCCTAAAATTGGGGTCAATTGGGAAGCCTCAAAGCAAGTTTTGTACTACATCAAGTCAATAGATTACCGACATATGCAAGAATTGGTCGGTTCTGACGCTTATAGCCTAAATCCTAAAGACGATGGGCTATTTCACCCTTTACCTGACGATGGATGGAAAAAAGATTGGACAAAAACTGCCGCCCATATGAAAGCCTGTAAAGGAATTGTGACAGTTGATACAGGAACGGCTCATCTTGCTGGTGCTTTAGGGGTTAAAACCATTGTTTTGCTTCCTAAAGAAGAATTTGTCTGTTGGCGATGGAAAAACGGAAGATGGTACGACTCTGTAGTCTGTCTAAGACCCCACGAATATGACCAAATTCCTGAGTTAATAAGGAGATTTTGATGATTTGTCCTAAATGTGGCTATTCCGAAAGCAACCATGTAGAAGCAAAGTCGGATAAAGAAAAATACCTTGAGTTTTGGAACTTTACTTTGGGAACGCCTGAAGCTGAAGCCGCTTGGAAAGAAAAACAAGAAATGACGGCTAAAGAAGCCCCAATGGTCATGTCAGACATTGAAGGCTATGTATCTCAAGTTGATGGCACTTGGGTTAAGTCAAGAAGTCATCACCGAAGCCACCTAAAACAGCATGGAATGATTGAATTGGGCAACGATGTTCCTGTCCAAAACAAGCCATTTCAAATGAGCAGGAAAGACAATGAGCAGCGAAAACGAGCCATTGCCGAAGTAGCATACGAAAAACTAAGGTATAAATAAGGAGAAGTTATGGCAGACCGCAGAGAAGCATTAGAAGCAGCCCTTGACCAAGCAGAGGAAGGCACACTTGAACCGCCTGTCGAAAAAGACATTGAAGTACCTGAAACGGACAGTATTTCCGAGGAGTCCTCTCAAGCGGAAGTTAGCGAGAAGGACAACGAAGAAGTTGCCGAAGTTGCTGCGGAATCTGAGGAATCGGATGAGGAGAAGAATCAAGAGTTAAAGATTTCTAGACCTACTTCTTGGAAAAAAGAATACAAAGATGTATGGGATAAGATGCAAAAAGGCGAACAATTAAACGAAGAAGAATTTAATCGTTTTGCCAATTATGCCAACCAAAGAGAAGATGAATACAAGCGTGGAGTCAGCGTTTATAAGGCAGAAGCCGACAATGCCAAAGCCTTAACGGAAGCGATTGGCCCTTTTGTTTCTGAACTTCAAGCCCAAAATATCCATCCTGCCGCCTTTATTAGTAATTTGGGTAGAGCGCACTTTGCCTTAGTTAAAGCGCCCTATGAACAAAAAGTACAGATGTTTCATAGACTTGCACAAGATTATGGAATACAATTAAATCAAGAAAGTTTTGCGTCTGCTCCACAAGCACCGCAAGACCCTTATACGCAACAATTAATGCAACAACTTCAGATGATGAATCAAGAAGTTAGCACCATTAAAAGTCGCTATGAGATGGAAGAACAAACTCGCTTGAACTCAGAAATCGAGCGGGTAAGAAGTAACAAAGAGCGGTTTCCGCACTTTGACATGGTAAGGGAAGATATGGCTCAACTACTTGAGCTAGGTAAGGCCCAAGACCTTGAAACGGCTTATGCAAAAGCTGTGCGTATGAACGATGAAGCATGGAAACTTGAAGAAGATAGACTCAGAAAGCAAGTCACCCAGCAAGCATCTAAGGCACAACAAGTCGCAAAGGCTAAGGCTACTGCAATTAGCCCGAAATCAGCTACACCTAGCGGTTCGGTCAATGTAGTGGATAAAAAGGACAGACGCTCAATTCTTGCCGAACAATTAGGGCAGGCGATGAGCGAACGGGTTTAACTTTAATTTAAAAGGAAAATATCATGGCATTTGCTAATTCAGCAATTACCGATATTATCGCTACTACCATTCAAAGCCGTAGCGGAATATTGGCAGATAACTTGACGCAGAACAATGCAATTCTTCAGCGTCTAAACAGTAAGGGCAATGTACGCCCATTTAGCGGTGGTAATGTGATTTTGGAAGAAATCATGTATAACGACCCGAACACAAACAACGCAAACAGTTATTCAGGGTTGACTTCTAGCCCCTTCATTAATTTGCATTAAGCAAGTTTTTGTAGCAAATGGGATGAATTCGGTGGAAACCTTTAAATTTAAGGTGAGTTTAAAGATAATACCGAGCCAAGCTGTGTATGTA